TCTAATTCGATTTTTCCTGATCTGAAAGGAGTAAGATTAATATCTATCTTTGCGGACTTTCTTGTCTGAAGATTAAATTGAACATCATTATATTTATAAACATCAGAATTATACCAATGATGAAATATTTTATTATTTGTTGTTGATGCAGGAACTGTGAAAGATTGACTGAAGTCACAATAAATTTTAGAAATATCGGATATATTTTGAATTGTAGAATTAACGACAATCTGCTCATCTTCGAATAAATCAATTTTAGTTCCTTCAATATATATTTGTATCCGTCTTTTCATTATATAACAGAATTAATCACTTCAAAAGCATATTTAAATGTGATGTTATAATTTATGTTTCCCTGAACATTTACTCCTTTTAATTTTTCAATGCTTTTAGTATCAACTGTAACAGGAAGAGAATCGACAAGGATTTTTTCACTTAATAGAATTTGTTGAATTGTTTCAGAATATCCTTCTGCAACTATTCCAGTATTACATGTGATTTTTTCTTCTGCATTATTATTAAATCCTTTGATCTGTCCTTCTATTGTTGAATAGCTTAATGAATTGCTTTGCATTAGATTATACTCTTTCTGATCTACTGTAATATTATTTTGCGATGCTTTATAAAACCACTCCCTTTGCCATGCGCCCATCTGATTCACAAAATCAATCATGACCGCTGTATATTTTGGTTCGCATTTTGGTTTGAATATCCAAGTTCCTAAAAGCGTTGGAGATCCTACTGCAAGATTATCCCATACCTCTAACTTATTGCCATCTGCGTAATAATCATACCATACTGTTGGCACATCATATAAATCATCGGATGCAAATGGGTTAGTAATAACTTGCGTTGCTCCAGAAACTAAATTAGTATATTTTAAATCTACTAAAGGCCCAGCACCTAAAAAGCAAATCATTCCCGATCTGTCTGCTTCATTTGTCGTTGGATTTCCTAATGCAGAATACTTATAATAATAAGTTCCCTGCGGTAAAGATGCAATTTGATCAGTTGTAAATTCAAGGCTTGTTAATTTCGGATTAGACCCTTCTGAATAATATCCGTATCCATCCATGCAATAATATGTCGTGGTATCTAAAAGCGTATAATTTGCTGATGTTGTTTCCTTGTATCTTTTGACATCTACTTTAACTAATTGATTGTGATTATTTGCAACAATCCCTGATCCTGCACCTGATCCTATTACTGTTTGCCTTGTCGTAAATTTAAGATATTCCCTTGTATATGGACTTATATCATAATACATTTTAAGATCATTAGATGAAGGAATTAGCTTTCTAATAATATACTGCGGATTTGTTGGAACGGATGTGCCTGAATAATAGTAAAATAATTCAATCTTTGATCCAACAACAGAAGCCTCATCAACTTCAATTATATATGGCGATCTTGCAAATAACTTGTTCATTTTCTAATTTTTAAAATTTTTTAATCTTTCCTCCATTATATCTTTGAATAATTTTTCAATCGATAATCCGTATTTATTTTGAACTTCTTTTCCTAATTCTTTAAAATGCTTTTTAAAAGGAGTAGTAAAAAATAAAGATGCTTTTATTCCATCCCTGAAAATGCTTTGAGCAATTAAATAAGATAAACTTTTATAACTCATGAACTGCCCACCTTTTTTCTTTTCTGCACCCTTCTTATATCTTCCCTGAATTCCTCTCTGTTTTAACCATTTCTCTAATGCTCTTGCAGGTGGTTTTTTAGTTGTGTAAGAAAAAGGAGTATCATTTCTTGCTGTTCTTCTTCCATTAACTCCAAGATCCTGAAACCATCCATAAGGCAACATATCAAATGTGAGCCTGATTGAATTCTTCATCACTTTAGTTTCTCCTGTGATTGAATTCCTTAATTTTCCAGATGCATCTTTATTTTGTCTCTGAAGATTTCCTTTCGCTTCTTCAATGACAAGATTTTTAAATCTTTCAATTACTTCCTCAACTGCTTCTTTATCAAACATCGCAAACAGTCATGTCATTAGGTATCAGGATGTTCATAGAAATTGTCCACCCACATAAAGTATTTTCAAAACGGTCTGTGAATGGTTCTAACGTAGGATTTCCATCCACTTGATAATTATCATCATAAAGATTTCCTCTTCTTAATTTTTCATACAATCGATTTAAAAGAGATATTTGAGTATTAAATATATCATGTTCATTATCATTTCCGATAAACTTATTAGTTGTTTCATCCTTATCAAAATCAACAATATCCATTGCCAAAATTGAAATATTATACTGTATAACATTCTCCCTGAAAGTTGCGTTGTTTACGATTATATGTGTAAGTGGAAATATAGTCTGCTTTGATAAGTCAACAGAAGCAAGATCTCCCTCCGTTGTGGTGTTAGTAAATGGATCAGCGTCTAACTCTGCTTTAATCTTTGTTAAGATATTATAATAACTCATCTTTTAGTTTTGTTTAATTGTCTTTGTATCTCATTATCCTCGATACTTCTTTTTTGCTTTTCAAAAGTGAGGAATGTAAGGCAGTCATGTATGGGCAACCTTGTTGTTTCTCTAAACTTGTCAAGATTTCCTCCAGCGATTGCATATACTGATGGATACCAACCCCACCGCTTTGCAAACTGAACTCTTTCTGAAAAGTCTCCATATCCTCCGTCATCAGATTCCTGTTCAAATAAGTTAGCGTAGCTTTCAGTAAGTCTTTTTGCAAATCGCAAAAAAAAACCTTTGCTGCCATTGCAACATTAACAGGAGCAAATTTCATGACATCGGCATAATTTGCTGTTGAAATATAATCTTCTATTAAATATTTCTCTTTTCGTTTTTCAGTTATAGGCCGATACATGACAGCCATTGCTTTGTGAAAATCTTCGATATTATCAATATTAGTTTGCAAGTCAATAAACTCTCCGAACGTCATCTGCTCAAGATTAGGAATAAATCCGAATTCAATATTTTCTATTTTAAAAGTTTGAACGAAGTCAGGCTTTTGCTGAAATGCATTTGTTATTTTTTGAACAATATATTGAACATCTGTCCACTTAATTTCAAGTACTTCCATTAATTTAATTTTACAAAAAATCTCCACCATCTTCTCAAATAAAAATGTATCATCATTTGTTTGATCTGATGCTTTCATAAATTTCTGATAATTCCCTAAAGAAATCTCTTCCAATTTTGTCGGTATTTTAATATCAACCTTCATAATAAATAAACGTATTTTTTGTGATTTGTACTATTTTATAAAATAAGATCCGTAATTTTTATTTCCTAACGATTCGCTTTCATGATACCGCAGAGCATCAATTAAATGGTCAAGACCTCCTTTCGGCTTATTCAATGTCTTCCCTGATTTGTCTGTATCCCATATATAACTCCTTAATTCTTTTATTAAGTTTGTGCTATGTGAAGTTATTAAATAATCTTGACTTTGCATTAATTGAATCCCATGCATAATTGAATCTCTTCCTTTTGTTGCTCCCTTTATCATCTTGTTATGCATTCTAATCTCTGCAATCGATTTCCCTTTATCATCTTGTTATGCATTCTAATCTCTGCAATCGATTTAGGTTCTGCGGAGTCAGCGTAGCAGATTAATCCATTCGGCAACTTCTTCGCTATCTCTGAATTAACTAATCCTGTTTGATAACAAACTTCATTGATTATTCTTTGATCATTCCATTTATAAACTTCAACGATTGCTGTGGGGTCATTCGTATATCCGAAGTCAATTCCTATTCCTATTAATTTTGCTTCTTCTGGAATCTTATCAATCGTCTTCCAATTATTAAAAACAACTCCCTGAAGCCTACCGATTTCCCCGAGACCGTAGACTCTCCACCAATTTTCCCAGTATGCTGATGTTTTTGCTTTCTCCTTTGCTTTCTCGATTTCTTTAATGATTCGTTTATCTAATGCATTATTATCCTTATAAGTTAGGATTATCATATCAGCATCAGGATCATTCTGAAGATTTTCATGCACCCAAAATTCATTACTTGGATTATAGTCTAAAAAAATCTCTTTGCTTGTTCTGATTGATAACTCATTATATGCTTCGTAATTAATATTGTTCGCTTCGTTAACGTAAAGTATATCACGCCTTGCACCCCTTAACTTTGTCGAATCATCAACGGAAAAAAACTCAATGTAAGATCCATTTCGGAATTCATATCTTAAAAGCGATCTATTATATTGATTGTCAAAATATCTTTGCGTCTCTTTTAATATTTTTATAAAGTCTTTTATAGCTCCCCTTCTTAAATGCGGAATGCTTTCGGATACAATTGATATCTCTAAATTTGGAGTATTAATTGCTTTGTTAATTAAGATCGGTATTATTCCGTAGGTTTTTCCTGCGGATGTTCCTCCCTGAACAATTTTAATTCGCTTCTTTAAAGCTAATATTTTATTAATTGCTTTCGTCCTCTTGAACATCAGGGAAAAGTGGTTGTTCGGTAATATTCTGATCTATCTGCTGAATTGGAGAACCGTATGCTGAATCCATTAATTTGTCATAACCATATTTGTCTCCATTCCTTGCTTTTTTTAACTGCGCTAATGAAATCAAATCCTCCTGCGTGAGAATCTCTTCTTCTCCTGTTATTGGATTCCTTGCTTTCTCTGTCATCTCCAACCATTTCTTTGCAATTGTTGATCTGTTCTTTGATCCTTTTGGTCTTCCGTTTGGATTCCCTGATTGTCCTTTTTTAAAAGGAATTAAATTTTCTTCATTTGCCATGTCTATATTTTTATTATATTTGTTTCATATGCGCTGTTGGTGTAATTGGTAGCACGTCAATCATCCAGATTGAAGGAGATGTTCGAATCAATCGCAGCGCTCTATTTTTTCCCCTTTATACATTGCTGCACCAACTTCTTTAATTTTACTAAATGGAATAACAGGAACATTTAACTTGCTTTTTTTATCTATTAAATAAATATATCTTAATTGAAAACCTTTCATTTTAACTGCTCCAGAAAAGTCTGCTTTGCTTGTTCCATGTTTAGCTTTTGTTGATCCGTCTTTTAATTTATAGATAGTTGAATTTTTATTTATATTAGTTAAGTTAAATCCGGATGCTCTGTAAATTGTTCCATCTCCACATTGAGTTCCATCTGCGTAGCTTAAAATCCATTTAATATGAGGAGCATTCTTCTTTATTAATTTTATTGATATAGCGATGCACCTGCTCTCTGAATTTTTAGGAAGATAATCATCAAATGCCATCCGATTTAATTCTATAAATTCGTTCCATTTAGTTCCCTGAACAAATCCGATGCAGTTTCTTTTATCAATAGAATTTCCGTAAGATAAAACTCCATGCAATCGATTGTCAAGGAATGCTCCGAAATGTAAGACGGAATTTTGAACAAAAGATTTGCTATAATGATATTTTTTAACAAATTCATTTGCAATCTTTGAAGGAATTACTTTTACTTTTATCTCCTTTGCTCTACCCATTGCATAATAATTAAATATAAAGCGTTTCCGTTTGCATTCGTATTTCCAAAAGTTTCACAATATTTATACTCATCTGTTTTTTTAATATCAGAGATTGCATTATTAATTTGATCCACCTGCTCATCAGCTAATGTGAAAGTTGTTTTTTGATAAGGATCTTTTTCAGAATCATCTAAACTAAACTCTGTATCCATATCTTCATGATTTAAATCAAATCCAACAAGATCTAATCCAAAGTTTTGCAGATCATCAACATCCCATTCATTTGCCAAAGCATTCCAATCCCATTCCCCTGCTGAAACATTATCTTTTATAATAAATTCTTTTCTCTTTTCTTCATTGAATTCTGCTATTCTTACAGGAATCTCTTTCATTCCAAGATGCTGACAAGCCCTGAATCGCATGTTTCCACCTAATATGATATAGTTATCTTCTTCCTGATAACAAACAATTGGTCTTATTTCAAGCATTTCAGGAAACTCTTCGATGCTTTTGCAAAGTTTAAAGAACTTCTCATCTTTGATTACTCTGGGATTTATTCCATTCCCTTTGACCTTATACGTTTTTATTTTCGTATTCATTATAAACTGATCTTAATCTGTCAATCATATCTCTAACGCAGGAAGCGCATGAAGATGGACTTGATTTTTTATTAAATACTCTATTATAAATCTTTCTTAATTCTGTTTGTTCATTTGGAGTAACAGTATTTCTTTTTTGATCAAACCAATCTTTTAAAGTTTTATATTCGCTTTCCTCTAAACATTGAACTCCGTTATTATAAGGAAATAATTTGTTCAGGGTTTCCTTACGCTTATCACATCCGCAGTCTTCTCCTGCTACGAATTTAACTAACTTATCAATCCCTGTTGCTTTGGTTACTTTTTCAATGGAGTCTCCTAAACCTTTACTCTTTTTTTTTGCCATTTTATTTATATTTAATTTTTTGCTACTTCAAATAATTCCAAAAAATCATCTTCATCCAACTGCTTCTGAATGCAAAAGATTTTTACTGCATCTTCCAATGATCTTGCTCTGATCAAGGAAATCGGTTCTTCATTCATATCTCCTTTCATGTAAAAATAATACATTTCTAATTTATTTGATTTTGTCATAATCTAAATTTTTAAAATCTTCCCAATCTTCGCCAACTGCAATCTTAATCCTTTCTTTGCAATTCTTTAAAGTTTGAAATATTGAATCTCTGGAGATCTTTGTTTCTTTTGCTAATGTTCTGATGCTCTTCCCTGATTCAACATATTCTTTAAAAAGCATCGAATCATACCAATGCCATGTTGAAATTTCCTCTTCTATTCTTTCAAGTATAATCTCGTATTTATTAAACTTTAAATTGATATCTTCTTCTTCGTTTTTATGACTTAAAAAGTTATCAGATTTATAAGCAGGATCATTATTAAATTCTTTTAAATAAACTAATTCAATTCTATTTTTGTTTTCTCTGTTGCTTCTCTGTTTCCTAACGTGCATAATCCATGTATTTCTTAATGCAAAATAGATATAACTTTTATTTAATTTATTGTTTAAAAATAACTTATTAACATCTGCTCTATTTAAAAGCCTTATATAAACCTCCTGAACGATATCTTCTGACAAATCTTTAGCGCCGAAACTTTGCATGATTGCAATCCACTCATGATGGTATTTTGTTACATGCTTTAACCATTCCACAATGTAAAGATATAAAAAAAGCCTAACAAATTAATGTCAGGCCTTTCTTACTATAATCAGAAACATAGAATATGAGTATGTAAATATAGTAAATTAAAATGGTAAAGCGTCAGAAGGATCTTCTTTTTTACTTAAATTGTTTCTAAATTCTTCTAATTCGCTTTTTTGATTATAATCTTTTACTGTTTCTTCCTTCATATAAGGCTGTGAAAAAGTAAAGTTAATTTGATCATCTGCTCCGTTCTTCTTCCATGCAGCAAACTCAAAGTCTACTCCGTTGAAATTTCCCTTTCCTTTAAAGTCAGGATGACGATCTGTTTTCTTCCATTTGTTTTTAAAGGCCACGCCTTTGTTCTGATAGTTATTTTCCATTGTTATTAAATCTTAAGTTTACTTTATTTTTATTTTTATAGTTATATATATCTTCAATTAGATCTTTGTATTGTTGAGCATTTCCACAATCTACTAATTTCGTTTTTTGAATCTTTAATTTTTTTATAAATAAATTATAATCAAAATCAGAATGCTTAAACATATATATCATGCAATTGATAAATGATGTTTTTTTATAGCCATCATAAAATGCTCCAATGCCTTTTAACTTATTTGCCCATTGTTGACCTAAATTAAAATCTTTTCCTTTCCATGTTCCCTCCTCAAATATTTGCATTTTTGTATCAAATTTTTTAACACCTTTTCTTCCTGTATAATCTTTTCTTACGTTTGTTATATCGTAAGTTCTTCCATGAGATTGACTACATAAAGTAATGCATGTATTGATTGTAAAATCTTTATTTTCTTTTACAAATTCTCTTAATTTCACATAAGGCTTTACTCCTATATTTGCGTATCCTTCTAAAAAATCCTTTTTACTCCAGTTCTTTTGATTCGCATTTAGCGTTTGAACTTCTTTTAGATCATATCCTTTTAAAATAATATAATAAA